ACTGAAGCGCACGGTTTGAAGCAAAAGCCTGTTGTGGTAAGTTAAAGTAATCATCGCGGTTCAACGGAGCCATTGGGATGACTTGTTGAACATAATTAAATGTAATTTGACGTAAAGAAAATGTAGGTAAAACTAATTCTCTTAAACGATAAAATAAATGATTTTGTGTTGTGTTGATTGGATAATATGCCCAAGTACCATCATCTAAAGTGGTTGTTGGGAACGTTTCCAATGTCGTCCAAGTAACACCATCGTTACTAGCCTCAAGTGCTAGGTTATATGTAGCAGGGCCACTTGGGGCATAAGCGTTAAAGCCTACGTTAACAATGCGTTGTGCCTGTTGATAAGCCGCACCGAACCAGTTTTCACCAACGGTAGATGTAGCATGTAACAAAAGGCTTTGATCAAACAAAGCAGCAGCATTTGGATTATCCAATGGTAACGCATCAGAAATTTGTGGCGTTACTTGATAAGACCAGTTTGCTTCTCTAATACCGATTGTTGTTGCTGGTAAGGGCACTACTTTTTGACCGTTAATTACACCAATTAGAACCTCTTGCAACATCCACAAATTAACGCCGTGGTTAGGCAAATCCTGCAAAATATAATAAAGCGACTGTTTAGCCGCATTAATATATTCAGGCGTCTGCTCTTCTGAAGTTTTACCAGCTGCACGGAAGGCATACTCTACTAGCTGTCCTACCGTAATCTTAGTCTGGTTTTGTGTGTTGCTGTATGCCATTTATCTTCCTCGGCCTGCTGCTCTTTTGGGCACTTTATTAGGTAATTTGCTAGAAGCTGGACCAGCTTTTACAAACTCTTTGCCAACTTTTTTAGGGATGCCAATTGTACTTTTGCCTTGAGCTGCAGCATACATGGCACCTTGTTGAGCTTTTGATTTAATTGGCATGTTAAGCCCCAAAAATTTTCTTACGCAACTTAACAAATGGGTCTGAATCGTAACCGGAACCTTGAGGTGCTTTTGGGGCTGCTGCCAAAACTGGAGTTGCTGTAGAATCATTATCTACACTGCTGCCAGCAGCATATTTCTTAACAGACTTACCACCACACAATTTTACAGGAGTTTGGTCTTTTACTTTTTTAATGTTGTCTTTATCACCGGCTGATTTTTTGGCTTCGTAAACGTTAGTTACTTCACCGCCAGTTTTATATTTTTTAACTGTTCCAACTGCTTTTTTAGCACGACCGCCGGTTTTTAATTTAAGTTCAGTTTTTGGTTCACCTTCATGGAGCGCAGACTCATGTTGAGCAACACCTTTTTTAACCATGGCTTTATCTTGAGCCGTGTCTTCAGCAGGAGTGATTGTAGCACCCTTTGGAAATTGCTTTTCCATGGCCTTAACAAATTTTTGTGGTACTTTACCGCCAGTCTTAAATGACTGCATTTTAGGTAGTTTTTTGAAGTCTTCCATGAATTTCCTCGAGGTTTATAAGATTAAAAAGGATGATCAGTCCTATATTAATTAATGCAAAAAAGGGGCTTATTACGCCCCAGTCATAAAGAGTTTACGCTCTTTTTGTCGCCTGCCTATTAGTGTTGCCGGTCGGTCCCAATTTAACATCGCATCCGCCGCTTTTTGGTATCTTCTGTGGTTAATAAGTCTGACTACATCTGAATAGGCAAATTTATCTTGCCCTATGTTGTGGCAAAAACTCATTAGAGCGTCGAATTGATGCTGGTTAATAGGTTGCTCTACCCTATCACGAATAACACGCTCACAGGGCCGCATATCACGTTCTAGGAGGGTATTTACTTGTTTGTTTGACAGGGTGGCGTAGTACAGCTGGTATTCACTTGGTTTGATGTAATGTCCCACACCAATGGTCATATTACCATGTCCGTCGTCATAAGCGGTGTTTCTAAAGCCCTCAAACTGCTTAATAAGGTAGATTGTGGACTGTTTTATACCCACTTTCGATTGCTTTTGAGCGGGTGTATCAAAGCCTAACGCTATGATTATTATAACAAAACAGTATATTGCCCAGAATATTAGTTTATTTTTCATGACTATATTAATGCAAAAATAGCTCTGTTTCTGCTTTTCTTCTTGCATCTAAACCTTTTGATACCTTTCCAGACACCAAATTCCATTTAAGCAGTTCGTCTGCGGCACCATCCCAATCTTGTTGATTGATTTTACGACGTAATGTGGACGCTTGCAATCTGCCAATACCCAAATTATACGCAAAGGACACTATGGCGCCTAGCTTGTTTGGGTAGTTGATAAGAACCGGACAGTACCTTAAGACTCCAGGGATGAATATCTTATTAAGGGTGAGCTCTAACAGGTCATTGGCGATCTGTTGATTGATCGGTGAGTCTTGAAGTGTAACCTTAACACCGTTTGCATAAAACGTTGAGCCGTAACCAATGGTTGGTATGCCAGCGGGGCAGAGGTACGGCTTTGGGCTATACCCCTCATAGGTCTTAATTAAATCAACTGCTTCTTGACTTAATAACACGGTCTAAGAACCAAAAGTTAATAATACCCCAGAGCAACGCCTGGTCGTCTGTAGTGTAGAGTGCCTTAGCAATATCCAAAATGGCCATGTTGCTGTTGTACATGGTGTATCCAAGTGAATACTTGAATGTTAGATAAAGGCACAATAGCATATAGGTTACAAATGGACGCACAGAGGCGTTAAGCCCATCTATGAACTTATTGCCAGTGAGGGCAGATTGAGCAACCAAAACATCCTTAAGCGCGCCAATGTCAACAGTATCTTGTTGAATTTGTGCCTCTTGAATTTGTTGCCCACCTTGAAGTTTAGCAAACTCCAATTGTTTGTCTTGCATGTCCAATTCATGTTGGCGCTCATTTTTAGCGTCAAAGAATTTAAACACCTCGGGAACTAGACGGAACACTCCGCCTAGAAGACCACCGATGATAGAAGATCCTGCTCCAATAAAGTCCATTATCTATTTGTCCATAAGTGTACAATATAACCAATGACAGAACTAGCTGCTGATACTAAAACCATGCCCGCCCAGAAGCCCCCACGTCCACGATTAGCGAGTTCGAGGAGTTCTTCCATGCCAGCCTCTAGCTTGTCTACCTTCTTTTCCAGTGACTCGACAGTAGCGACTAACTTGCCGTACTTATATAGGTCGATGCCGCCATCGTTTTGGTGAAGTTCGTTCATTTGTTTTAAAAGATTAGTTAAATAGGTTTACCAGGCAGATTGTTGCGCCCCAAATACCACCGACCAGAGTCTTACCGATGCACATCGCTAAAGATTCAGACTCTTTAAAGTAGTCTACCACCTTCTTAGCACCATTTGCCGCGACTTAATCCAAGCCATTACTTAGCCGCGTCTTGTAGTGGCTTTAGGTCTTCTGTAGTCCAGAATGTCTTAGCCAACATGATGTTCAAGTGTTCCTTGTTGCGAGCAATTGTAGCAGTCCACTCTTCGTCAGTTGTGTTCTCTGGCTTTGCGCCATTGATTAAGGCTACAGAGTCCAATGCCGCTGCGTAGTGGCGAGCAATTTCTTCTGCAGTTGGTTGTTCAATTGTTACGTCTGTCATAATGTGTCCTTAACTAACTATTAAAGGTGTAGAAATTTGTACTGGTGTCCAAGCAGTATCACCATTTTCGTTAGCAATAGATTGAACTAAATTAATTGGATACGCAGCGATAATCTGTTGTCCAATAACAACCATTGCTGCTCTTGCAGATTGTTCATCTGGATATTCAATATGTTCTCCAGTTAAAGGATTAAATACTTGATAAGTTGTACCCATTGTTATTACACTCCCGTTCATTCTTACATATGTTTCTTTTGATTTTTCAGCTTGTAACCAACCTGCGTCATCTCTTAATCCTCTACGAAGTAAGTCTTTAATAACTGCATCGTAATCCATACCAATATAGTTACCATCTTCAGCACATTTCTGTCCTGCTTCGCAAACACTTGCCTTTGTTAAAAACTCTTGTGTCAATATCATGCTACTGCTCCATAAACTCTAGTTGTATTACCTGATACCCATGTAACTGTATGTCCATTAAGCGCAACCGCATTAC